TGTCTTCTTCTTTTGCAGCAGGTTTGTCTTCTTCTTTTGCAGCAGGTTTGTCTTCTTCCTTAGCATCAGGTTTGTCTTCTTCTTTTGCAGCAGGTTTGTCTTCTTCTTTTGCAGCAGGTTTGTCTTCTTTAACGCATCTACCAGAATCTGGGTTACATTTCTTTTCTTTTTTCTCACATTCTGCTTTTTTAGCAGGTGTGCATTTATCTAACTTTTTAGCATCTGGCTTGTTTTCCTGTTTAGCAATAGGCTTGTCTTCTTTAATTTTAATATCTAAATAAGAATATAGTGTTAAATTATCATATTTAGGTGGCTTTAATTTCAAATAATTATGTAAAGCAGTTTTTGTTTTATCATTTTTAAAAGTTTCCATTAATTTAGTTTTTTCGCGTAAATAACTATCATAATTGATATTTTGTTCTACTCTTTTATTTTCATATTCCTCGTAATATTTATCTCTTTTCATATTATTAACATTTTCTTTATCTGCTATTTTTTCAAAATACGATTTAATATTTTTTTTTAACATATCAGTATTTATATCATTATTAGCATTAGTTATATTAATTATATTTTTTTCAATAATTCTTAATATTTCCATTTAATAATATTGAGGATAAAAATAAATATATTTTATCTTATCTTGGCAACATAATATCATCAAACATTCCTTTATAAAATGTCTGTAAACTTTCAGCTGGTTTCATTTGATCTTCGTAAATAGTTCTAGGAATATATTTTACAATTACTTTATCTTTTTTACATATTTTTTTGTTATTATGATAACCTTGTACTATTAGTAAGCAACCTATAAATAATATAAATATAGCTATTGCTTTCATTATTTAATAATAAACTCTAAATAAATGAATTATTTATTTTTGTTCTTGTTTACGCTCACTCCATACATCAACATTTTCAATACTTTCTTTAATGCTTGACAATTCAACATTTGTATTTGTATTATCAGTAATTTCATCATTTAGTGCATCACTAGGTGTTTGTGATAAAGATGTCTCGGCACCTACTGGTTCGCCTACCATTTCACCCGCAGATCCACCTAATTTTTGCTGTGATGCTGCGACAATACTATTTTTGCGACTTTCAAATACAGCATCTTTATCTTCCATGTTTTGTTTATATTCCTTCATTAAAGTATTTAATTGAGTATTTGAATATTCTACATCCTTGATAAATTCAGGATCAGGTGCCCATGCACACCAACAGCCTACTTCTCCTACATAAATGTGAAATTTATCACCTAATTTTTTTAAGAATTCGCTACGCGTTTTAGCTTCTTCAATAGTTTCGAAGCAACCACGTACTTTTACACCACGAATTGTTGTGATACCTTTATTATCTGCATGATATTTGGCTTCAAGTTCTTGCCCATTTACAGATTTAAAAAACTTATATTGTTCATCCATTTCTTTTGCGTCAAATATATATTTATGATTATCACAAACACTATCAATTACATCTTTTGTCTCTGGATATTTTTCTTTGATGGAACCAAAGATTTCTTTAACATTTGTGGAAAAGCTTTCAATGAATTTACTAAAAAAAAGTGCTTCTTTATTGATAATAACATCTTCGGGGCTTACAAATGATAAAAGAACATATTTTTGACCTCTAATTGGCTTGTCTTCGTCTAGATGATCCTCAACTCTTGGGTCAACTAATTCAATTTTTTTATCTGTTATTGTTGTCATAATTCCTATAATATTTTATATAAATATAATCTTATATATTTTTAAAAAAATATAAAATAATATTAAATAATATTAAACAATGGACTATAAATTTGATTATTCGGAGGCTGGATCCCGACTAATGAAATATTTATTTGAAGGTTTAGTTGTTGCATTTATCGCAACAATATTACCAAAAAACAAATTAGAATGGAATGAAATATGGCTATTAGCCTTAACAGCAGCATGCACATTTTCAATATTAGATTTGCTATCACCAGTAATATCACAGAGTGCAAGACAAGGTGTTGGATTAGGAGCTGGTTTTAGTTTGGTAGGATTTCCAATGGGTTTTTAATAAAGTATTATAATGAAGGTATAATTTCATAATTTAAATCTATACATATTTTTTTCCATATTTGGTCTTGAACGTAAAGCTTTTCCCTACTTTTCAATAATGGAAAGTATTTAAGATATTCGTCTAGACCCAATATTTGAAAAAACTTATAAAGAACATAGCTATATGATAAAAAGTTTTTTCTATCTTTTGGACAATGTTTCAAGAAAGGTGCTTGAATACTTCTAAACATATTGCAAAGCTTTTCTTCTAATTCGGGGCTAAATTGCGGTGTAGGTATACCATTAATTCTGTTTATAATATAATTAATATGTTCGTAATATTTATTTATACGTAATCTTTTAAGAATATCCCTCATTTTAGTATAAGTAATCGTTTTGAGGTCAACTATTTTTTCTTTTTTGATTTCTGCTAAGATTTTCTCAAATACTTCATCAGGTATATCGGTACTTTCTTTACCTTGCACTTGATTACACCATTCTCTAAAATGATTAATTCTTTTATAGCAAAAATGTGAAGTATCTTTGGTATTTTGTTTAAGTATAGGTCTATTTTGTTCTACCAATAATAACTCTTGGTAACCACAAGTATTACATATCATTATTGCATCTTGTTGTAAACAAATCATTTGACTTTTGCACTCTTTACATATTTCAATATTATCATCTTCAACATTTCTAACATATTTTTTATTTATGATTGACATATACTTATCAACTAATGTACTTTTATCTTCAAATGTTACTTCATTGTTTGCATTTTCACTTGTGCTATTATTATTTTCTATATTTGAATTGTCTTCACTTTCGGACTTATTATTAATATTATTTAAAGCATCTAATACATTTATTGTATTATGTGATAACATATTTTTTTTTTTTTTAGATTCACATTTGTATGTAGATCTACTTTGTTTAATTGGTAAATCAACAGATGATTTAATTATATTATTATTACCAACAAGCGAGTTGTTAATATGTGACTGTTTATCAACAGTATCATAATATTGAAATAAAATATAACTTGTATTTTTATAATATTCTATTTCATCATAATTATTATTTAGTTCTTTAATTTTATTTTTTATATCAATAATTTTTTCACGTAAATCAATATTACTACTCCATAATATATTGGCGATGTCTTTATCGGTTTCTTTATTTAGTTCGTTAAATATAATATTAGAACTTGATTCATATTCATTTAATAAATTATTGTAATAAGATAATTCCTTGTTGCTATTCTCAAATTTTTTTATCATATTGTTATGCATTGCATCAAGAGTATAAGTTTCATTTGTATCAGTATATATTTTTTTTTTTGATGATTTTTCTTTAAACATCATTTATAATAAAATTATTGAAATAAAGTTTTATATATATTATATTAGAAATTTAATCGCGTAGTAATTTATATTTTTTTCTCCACTAATAGTATAAAGAATATAGCGTAAATGGGTGGTGGTCTTCTTCAACTAGTAGCTTATGGTGCTCAGGATGTTTATTTAACTGGTAATCCTCAAATTACCTTTTTTAAAGTTGTATATCGTCGTCATACTAACTTCGCTATTGAAGCTATCCAACAAACTTTCAATGGAAATCCAGGTTATGGAAACACTGTAAATTGCCAAATCTCTCGCAACGGTGATTTAATCAACCGCATGTATCTTCAAGTAGATGTGCCTTCTGCGACACAAGGTACTGATACATATGTTAACTACTTAGGTCTTCGTTTATTAAAATCTGTTGTAATTGAAATTGGTGGTCAACAAATTGATAAACACTATTCCGACTGGATGTACATCTGGAACGAATTATCTTTACCAACTGGCAAACGCTATGCGTATGACAAGATGGTAGGTGCTGACTCCAATGACACAACAGGTTCTACGAATGCTGCAACAACTACTACTTTATATGTACCACTTGAATTCTGGTTCTGCCGCAATGTAGGCTTAGCTCTTCCATTAATCGCCCTTCAATACCATGAAGTCAAAGTTAAAATTGAATTTGAACAAAAATCTAATTGTATTGTAACAAATTTGGGCGCCACCACTGGTACTACTGCTACCAATTTCCCTGATCTTAAAGATATGTCTTTATGGGTAGATTACATCTTCCTTGATACCGATGAACGCCGACGTTTTGCTCAATTATCCCATGAATATTTAATCGAGCAATTACAATTCACCGGTACTGAAACTCTTGGCACTGGCAGCACTCGTGTTAAACTCAACTTCAACCACCCATGCAAAGAATTAGTATGGGTCGCCAAAGCCAAAGGTACAACAGCACGTAATGCCAGATGGTATGATTATTCTGATATAGATGCACAAGATGGTAATGCTGTTGTGCCAAATGAAAAAGCTAAGAATCCATTTGTTGATGCCATCTTACAATTAAATGGCAATGATCGTTTCGCAGTACGCAAGGGATCCTATTTCAATTTAGTACAACCTTATCAACATCACACTAACGTATCTGCCAACCCTGGTATCAACGTATATTCCTTTGCTCTTAAACCCGAAGACCATCAACCAAGTGGTACTCTCAATATGTCTCGTATTGACACTGCCACCCTTATGGTTAACACTGTTGATAGAATGCAAACAAATACTACTAGATCAACTGATAAAGCAATGGATTACAGTGGTATAAATATCTATGCTGTTAACTATAACGTTCTTCGCATATTATCTGGTATGGGTGGTCTTGCCTATTCCAACTAAATTATTCAATTATATGTTTTATTTTTCAATATATTATAACAATAATAATGTATATGTTTTGTGTAATATTAGACTTTTTTTTTTCTCCACTAATAGTATAAAGAATATAGCGTAAATGGGTGGTGGTCTTCTTCAACTAGTAGCTTATGGTGCTCAGGATGTTTATTTAACTGGTAATCCTCAAATTACCTTTTTCAAAGTTGTATATCGTCGTCATACTAACTTCGCTATTGAAGCTATCCAACAAACTTTCAACGGAAATCCAGGATATGGCAACCGTGTAACTTGCCAAATCTCTCGCAATGGTGATTTAATCCACCGCATGTATTTAGCAGTTGATATGTCTGCTGAAACCAGAGAAGTATGTCCTTATTTCGGTTTACGTCTCGTTGACTATGTAGAACTTGAAATTGGTGGTCAAAAGATTGACAAACAATATTCCCACTGGATGTATGTATGGAATGAATTATCATTACCTATATCCAAACGTGATGGCTACAAGAAAATGGTAGGTGGTGATGGTGGTGTATTAAGTTCTACTTCTAATGATCAATTATACGTACCACTTGAATTCTGGTTCTGCCGCAATGTAGGTTTAGCTCTTCCATTAATTGCTCTTCAATATCACGAAGTCAAAGTAAACATCTTATTCCAAACTGCTGATAAATGCAGAGGTACTGATAATGCTCTTGGTGATCTTGGTGCTACTTCATTATGGGTAGATTACATCTTCCTTGATACTGATGAACGCAGACGTTTTGCCCAATTATCCCATGAATATTTAATTGAACAATTACAATTCACCGGTACTGAATCTGTATCTGGTGCACAAGCTAAACCAAAATTATCCTTCAATCATCCTTGCAAGGAATTATACTGGTTTGTTGAAGCACAAGGCGCCAATACTACTATTAATAACGTTAATTGGTTTAATTACACATTAACACCTGGTGCATTATCAGATGTTTTAACAAAAGTTAGTGAAAGAAGTGCAGTAAATTCCATCAATCCAATTGTATCTGCCAAACTAGTATTAAACGGAAATGATCGTTTCTCAGAACGTCCTGGTTCTTATTTCAATTTAGTACAACCTTATCAACATCACGAAAATGTTCCAGATAATGCTGGTTTAAATGTTTATTCATTTGCTCTTAAACCAGAAGAACATCAACCAAGTGGCACTCTCAATATGTCCCGTATTGACACCGCAGTACTAAACTTAAACTTAAGCTTACGATCAGGCGAAACTTCATCATTACACGTATATGCTGTCAATTACAACGTTCTCCGCATATTATCTGGTATGGGTGGTCTCGCTTATTCCAATTAAATTTTTCTACATTATTTTTTTCATATTATAATAATAATAGTTTGTGTATAATAATATCTTCTTTTTTTTTCTCCACTAATAGTATAAAGAATATAGCGTAAATGGGTGGTGGTCTTCTTCAACTAGTAGCTTATGGTGCTCAGGATGTTTATTTAACCGGTAATCCTCAAATTACCTTTTTCAAAGTTGTATATCGTCGTCATACTAACTTCGCTATTGAAGCTATCCAACAAACTCCAACTGGAAGCAATTCCTTAGGTTCTCGTGCCAGTTTCCAAATAACTCGCAATGGTGATTTAATCCACCGTGTATATTTCAATGGTAAAATCAAGAATGATAATACTGCTGGCGCTACTAACAATGTAGCCCTTGTACCAAACTTTGGTCAAAAATTATTAAAAACTGTTGAATTAGAAATTGGTGGACAACGTATTGATAAACATTATTCTGAATGGCTATACATCTGGAATGAATTATCATTACCTTCTGGCAAACGCTCTGGTTACAATACTATGGTTGGTGCTAACAACGCTAATTTATGTACCAAATTAGCAGCACAATCTGAATACGAATTATATGTTCCTCTTGAATTCTGGTTCTGCCGCAATGTAGGTTTAGCTCTTCCATTAATCGCCCTTCAATATCACGAAGTTAAAATCAACATTGAATACGAATCTGCTGCTAACTTAGTAGATACTAATGATGCTAACTTATGTGAAGATGAAGATGCTGCAACAGGAGCGGATCTTACATTAGGTGCTGCTTGCACTAATGGTAATAAACGTTCTGATAATTATGGAGTAAATTTCGGCTTAGAATTAGCTACGGCTACCCCTACTGCTACTGGTACTACTAAATTCGCAACCGGTTCTAGTGTTTCATTACATGATGCTAATTTATGGGTTGACTATGTTTTCCTTGATACCGATGAACGCAGACGCTTTGCTCAATTATCCCATGAATATTTAATTGAACAATTACAATTCACTGGCACCGATACCATGACTCAATCTGCTTCTGCTGATAGCATGAAACCAGTTAGACTTAACTTCAACCATCCATACAAAGAACTTATTTGGGCTGTTAAATCTGACAATAATGAATCAAAAGAACAATACCCATTCTGGAACAACTTTTCAACTGCTGAAAGTGAAGATATTGATACTAAAACTGCAAATAATTACAGTACCTCTAAAAATCCTACATGGCAAGCGAAAATTATGCTTAACGGCAATGATCGTTTCGCTACTCGCAAAGGTGATTATTTCTCCCTTGTTCAACCTTACCAACATCACGAAAATACTCCTGATGAAAACCACAAAGGTATCAATGTATATTCTTTCGCTCTTAAACCCGAAGAGCATCAACCAAGTGGCACTCTTAATATGTCTCGCATTGATACCGCGGTATTATCGTTATCTTCTCGTGTAGCTGGTACTATCCACGTATATGCGGTCAACTACAACGTTCTCCGTATATTATCTGGTATGGGTGGTCTCGCTTATTCCAATTAAAAAAATAATTTATTTAATAAATCTATATTATTTTTATACATGTATAATATTAAACCATTCAAGTATATTATCATCAGTTATAATAACATTATTTTCAATAAGTACCATAATATCAAATAATTTTTTAGATAACAAATATGATATTTCTTGTATATAGTTATTTAATCCAATGTTTCTTTCATTATAGCAATAATCTATCTTATTATATAAGATATCAATACATTTATTATTAAGTTTTTTAATATAATAGCTAAGTCGAGCTTCATAATGGCTCATTTTATCATCTTTATATCCTAAAATATCTGGCTTCAAACTCTTAATCAAATACGATTCAACCATATCACAATTGTAATTATTAATTTTGTCTTCAAGTAGCATATTGAAATTAGTTTTTTCTTTAACTAGACTATTACATAGTTTAGATGATTCAGAGAGTTTTTTTAAGGTTCCAAAATCATTATTTAGATAACGCATGATGTTACCATTGAAATCTTCAATAAACACGTTGTTCATAATGTTAATAAAAGTATATTAACATATATTATCATTTTTTATATAAAAAATGAATAATATCCTTGATATTTATTAAGTTAAAAATGAGGTGTTATAGTTGTAATAAGAAATTGAATACTTTGGAAGGATTAACTAATAAATGCAAATGTGGTAACCATTATTGTAGCAAACATTTATTTTATACAGATCACGAATGTACATTTGATTATGTTGTTGATTATAAAGAGAAGGCTACTAGCAATATAGTAAATTTAACGAATAAAGTAATTAAAATTTAAAAATGAGTACATAATTTATAAAATATATAAATTTCACAAAGTTTATAAAAAATGAAATTATAATAAAATTATGTACTCAAATTATTAAATAAAAATTGATATAAGAATATTATTATATGAAGTCGTATTATAAATGAACGATATAGAAAGAGCTATGCTTTTTCAAAAAGCTGGAGATATTTTAATGGATAATTTTAGCGATACATATTATTGTGATATTCCAGAAAAATATAAGTATCTATATAATATTTATATTCCATTGTCATCTGGAAACAAAAGAAAAATTAAAGAGTAATTATTGTTTCTTTGTGGGCTTCTTTTTTGCTGGTTTTTTTGTCGCAGATGCCTTATTAGTTGATATCTTTTTTTTAGTTTTTTTAACACATGAATTACAATATTCAAGTAAAATTAAAAAATTATTAATGCTATCATCTTGCTTTCCGACCATTTATACTCTAATTAATCATTAGAAATAATAATGCTATCTAAATAAGGATTGAGTATTTCGTCTACAATAAATTCAGGCTTAAACTCATCATAATTCATAAAGATTTTTAAGAGTTGTTCTGAAAATCCGGAAACCATTGCAGTACCCTCTGTATCGCAGTTAACAGGGAATGTTCCTTGATTATCTGAATTGAGATTCCAGAATACAAACTTAGGTGCTGTATAACCACTCTTTTTATATTTTCTAATAATATTCTGATAAATTGTTTCCAATTCATCTTCACCATCTGTTGCATCATTAAATTGCATATCAGTGAATACAAAGAGTTTCTTTGGCATTTCGTTATCTGGAATATTATGTTTAATACCATAGCTGATAATAGCTTCACAGCATTTAACAAAATCTGTGCTAAAACCATATCTTACATTCATCATAGAGTTAAGTGATTCAAACAAACTAGGTTCATTATATTCCAATGTTACCAGCTCGGGTTCTTCACTAAATGTGATAAACTTATTTTTAAACAAACCATTGCAACATTGTGATGTAAGAATACCAAGAGAAACAGCTACTTGTGCGGGAATACTGCCATTTCTTGCTCCAAACATTGAACCAGATAAATCTACTATTGCCAATGAATTATCAAAGTTACCAGATTTTTTTACATTTTCTAGAATGGTTTTCCACTGCAACTCAATAGTTTCATTTGGTCCATAATCATCATTATGACGTGTATCAATATAATATTTGGACAATTCGTGAGGCAAGATACCAGTTACTTTGATTTCTGCTTTACCACTTCTAACATCAGCAAGATATTTAAGATATCTTTCTTCATCGTGTTTCATAAAGGCATTAAGTAATTTTTTTGATGCTACACCAGGTACTGCTTGATAATTAATATCACCCCATTTTCCACTACACATTAGAGTCTCGACAATATTAATTTTTTTTCTAAGCGGAACAATGATTTCCTTGCGATATTTTTCCATTCGCTTATTATCATCCAATCCATAAATTTCTGTTGCAACACGTTTAGCCATATGCTTTCGCTTATCATTTCTATCATTTTCACTAGGAGCCCATTTGGCACATAGCGAAACACTTTTATCATCTTCAAGCAAAAGCTTATCATTTAATAGTTTGTTTGAAAACAACTTCATTTCATAATTTTTATTTATAGTACTGGAATTATGATTATAAGTAATATAAAGTAAATCTTTCCAGCAACCATATTTATTAATGTAATTTATTAGATTATCACAATATGTGGCAAACTTATATGTTCGTAGCCACATCATTGCTTGATTAGCAACCTTCTTTTCTTTTTTTCCATTTACTCTATCACGCCCATTGAAAATGATTGCGACAGTTTTCTTTGGGTCTTCTTTCCAACACTTTTCAAGATATTCGTAGCTTACTTTTTTATCCAAGTCGCGAACAAACATCATAAAATAATCAACGATATTGCTTCCAGTAGTTTTAAGAGATACAGCTCCGTTGGTAGTTGTAGTGTAAGACATTATTGAAAGTAATGTATTATATAAAAATAATCTTATATCAATTTTTAATTATTTATTTAGCAGCCGCAGCAGCAAGTTTGCTAGCAGATGGTGGGAAGTGATGGGAGATAAGTTTTTGAAGGATAAAGTAGTTAATTTCTTCTTTGGCATCAACATTTAGGATTTTGCGTAGCTTTTCATCGGGAAGGATGAAGCGTTTGTTTTCTGGTTTGTTAAGGTTATGTTCTTTGATATAGGCATTGATAAAGCGTGTGATATCAGTGCGAGATTTTTCGGTACCACGTGGTTCACCAATAAAATCACAGAGTTCATCTGAGATCTTATTAGGCTTAGCGAAACCAGATGGAGAGTTTTTGGCATTTTGACGTTTCTTTTGTACCTTGTCAATGATTTTTTGCTGTTTATCCCATTCTTTGCTTAGAACTTTAAGTTGTCCTTGAAGTTCTTTGCCCATAGCTACAAAGGCGTTAACTTTTTCAATAACGCTAAGAATAACATTTTCTTGTGGAGCTGCTTGTTGTGTGGTATCCGGTTTTACAGGTTCTTCAATTTTTTTAACAGGAGCTGGTTTTACTGCATCTGTGGCTTTAATTACAGGTACTTTTGTAGCAACAGGTTTTTTTGCTGCAGGAACAGGAGCTTTTTTTGTAGCTGCGGGCATTATATATCGTATTTACTTTATGGATATTTATATATTCTTTTGTTTATATCATTTTATATCAGCGTTTAAAAGATATTAATAATAATTAGAATGAAAGTACAAAGAATTGGTACCTATAAAACAGGATTTAAATATTTTAAAAAAAATAATGAAATAACGGATGAAATACAATTAGATTTTTTTAAATCTCTTAAAATACCACCAGGCTATGATAATGTAACTATAACTAATGGAAAAAAAATAATAGCATACGGATATGATTCAAAAAATAGAAAACAAGTTATATATAACCCTAAATTTATATTAAAACAAAATAATATTAAATTTAAAAAAATTAAAGACTCAATTAAGTATTTTTCTAGATTAAAAAGAAAAATCAAAAAAGATATTAGTACTGATAATGGTATTGATAAAATTTGCGCAATAATAATAACCTTAATTTTAGATTGCGGTTTTAGAATAGGTAATAAAAAATATGAAATTGATAATGATTCTTATGGATTAACAACACTAAAAAAGAAACACATATTTATTGAAGATAATTTTATAAAGATCGATTTTATTGGTAAAAAAAAAGTAAGAAATACAGCAATATGTAAATCTAAGAATATATATAAATTTTTATTTGATAGACTAGATAATATTAGTGACGAAGAATATATATTTAAATATGATAATAAATGTATAACATCAATTGATGTTAATAGATATTTATATAATTTCTATAAAAGATTTAATCTAAAAATAACAACAAAAGATTTAAGAACATTAAATGCCAATACTTTATTTATGAAATTTTTTAAATTAAATATTGATACAACAAATCCAATAAAAAAATCAATTGAAGATACAGCAATAAAATTACACAATACTTATGCTGTATGTAAGAAAAACTATATTGATCCTGAAATTATTAAAATGGCAGAAAGTAAATTAAATAAAAAATAAAAATTGATTTTTTTATATACTATAATATAAGATTAAACTTTGTTATAATATAAAATGGATATCACAAGTATTATCAAAAATATTAAGGAAATGTTAGTGGAACGTGGTGATGATATATCCCTATTTGAAGAACACGAACTTTCAGTTGATAAAGAAGAATATGAAAATGATAGAAATATAATAGAATTTCAAACTTCAAATACAACAGTTATATTTGCATTAACTAAAAAATTAAAAAAATATATAATGGATGAACTAAAAAATTTTGAAGCAGATATTAATAATTTTATAACAAAATATGGTAATAAAAAAAACGTAATATTAATATTTAATAATGATAATGTATCTCAACCAGTTATTACACAATTAAATAAATATGATAAATTATTTCAGAAAAATGATGGTCAATTGCAATATTTTCATGCTCAACAATTAATGTTTAATCCAACAAAGCATGAATATGTACCAAAGCATATTAAATTAAGTGACAAAGAAGCATCTGATTTTATGAATGAATATATGATTAAAAGTAAGTTATATATGCCTATTATATTACATAATGATCCAATAGCAAAGTGGCTTGGATTAAAACAAGGTGATATTGTTAAAATTGTTAGATATAATGAAAATAGCGGTGTTTCGTTTTACTACAGATCTTGTTTTTAAATAAATATATATATTATTATAGAATAGACTATAACATAATATGAGTATGGAGGTTCATAATGTTAAATATAATGAAGTTAATAAATTATTAGGTGATATTTATAGTAAATATATTAATATTAATAATTCAGCAGAATCAAGAACTCCATTTATAAAAGATACATTACAAAAAATAAGTGATGAAGATATTAAAGATGTTAACTTTGGCCAAGAAACTGCTAATGGTACTTATAAAATAGACAAAACATCTTTTACTGATTTAATTAAAGAATTAATATATTGTAAAATTGGTAATATAGATATTGACCTAAATAATCCTATTGATAATACACATAGAACAAAGGGATATTTAAAATTTGTTAAATCAAAAGCAAATAGAGTTACTGGTGAACTTGCAATTGAAAAAAATAAACAAATTAGAAATAATATTTTATGTAGCATGAACTTGGTAAACGTATTTATCGATATATTAGATGCTTATAATAATTTTTTAAATGATAGCGCAAATTTAGAACATTTAAAAAAGAAAGTTAATAATATTGTTATTGTTAACAAAAATGCAAAAAAATATGCTGACAATCACAAAGGTAACGCTAATCATGGTTATTGGATAGAATCAGGAACACAAGCAAATGAAGTTGCTATATCATCGTTATATTTATCTATAAATTCATATTCGGGTGATGAATATACAAATAATTTATTTCGGCATTTTATTGTAAATTATGATGCCACAATTGGAGTTGTAAGTGATCCATTGGATATATATAATCATAATAATGAAATTACATCAGTAGCAACAGGATTATTTAATACTAGCTTAAAAATTATAAATAATAATGTTTCTCCAACTCCAACTAATATAATAACAGGTATTGTAATAAATGTTCCACCAGATGGTAGACCAGTAATTAAAAAAGATAAAAATGCAGCAAATCCTGTTAATGATATAATATTAAATGATATTGATAATACTATAATATCAAATACTAATTTATATGATGCTTTGTTAGAACGCGATAGAAGACTATTCAAAGATTTTTTAAATTTAATTATTAATTTAGATTTAGTAAATAGAAGAATCCAAATTAAAGCATTATTAACATATTTTAAAGTAATTAAAGAATATTTTTATATTGCATTAACATCAGGAAATTTATTATTTAATAGCTATTTTAATAAAATACAATTATCAGGTAGTACTCCTACACAAGCTGATTTTGCCATAAATGAAGGATATGCTATTAGATATTTAGATAAAGATGAAATACTCGCGGAATCACATCAAATATATACTAATGGAAATACAACAACACGATCTAATTCAGGATACACAGATAATAATGAAATAATAAGTAATTCAATAGGTGATAATTATAAAAAATCTTATTTTGGTAGAGCAAAAAAAGAAAATGATAAAACTAATGGTTATATGAATAATATTGTTAAAAATATACAAAATATACAAAATATTGGCGCAGAAGAAACAGGATTATCTATGAGCTCATCATTTGAGTTTTCTAACGCCGGTTTTATTGCATCTATAGAAACTGATAATACAATTAGAATAAAATCACGTGCTCAATTTTTAATTAATAAAATATCTAGTCATTCAGGTGCATTAAGTTCAATAATATATGCAACAGGTCCCGATTCACATGATACTGATGATAATAATGCTTTATCAAGTGACATTACATTTAATAAAACTCTTGTTGATACAGCAGTATCAGATAGTAGTATGCCTCACAAAATTAAAAATTATTTATTTGATAGAGATGCAA